ATCAGTAATTTTCACCCCTAAATCGTCGTTTTTTGAATGAAAAAGACTATCCGTAGCCGCAGGGTCGTCTACCAAATCCGATGAAATCCACTCAATCAACTCGTGCCCATCAGCCTCTCTCTTTTCCCCGCCCTCTTCATACTCTTCAACCACGTAATTTGCTAAAATTACAATAGAATTGCCAAACATCTCCGAGTTGCTTTGAGCCATCCTCATAATGTAATCATACATTGTAATACCGCGCCCCTCTACATTCGTATCTTTAGCTATATCATCAAGGTATAAGTCCCCAAATAGTTTTTCGTCCTCTACCTTGAAATTCTTATATCTACCAATGTAAGAGCCTAAAGAGTTATTACACATCGTAGGGTGTCCAAAGCGCGCCTTAATGTAACCGCGCTCATCTCCCTTTGCTTTTAACTCGTTTAAAAAACGCTCTGAAAAGTATGTACCATTCTTATTCAACCCCTTTTGAGCCAATACAACACCGTATATAACACCCTTATCAGTGTCTATATTTTGTGTTACCGCTTGATTATATTGAGGGTTTGCCCTAAATTGATACTTTTTCATTTTTTATTAGCTTATCATTCATTTGCAAAATTACCTCACAATTGTAGTATATCGTTGCTAATCTATGTTAGCAATCACTTATGTAAGTATTTTCTACTTTTGCAAAGTAGATCGTTTGCAGTCTTAATATTTATTGTCATTAAAAAAGCACGCTATAAACAGCGTGCTTAATTCTGAGTTTTCATTTTTTTGTTATATTTAAAGTTATTACTAAAAAAAACACGCTTTTTTAAGGCGTGTTTTTTCCCTTGTAGGATTACGTCTAATTATTTACTTTCAACAAAAAAGCACCTAATTAGGTGCTTTTTCTTTGTCCTTATAATACGCCTCCCAGTGTGCTAATAACTTTTCAGCGTGCTCTTTTGGAGTTACTTTTATGTACTTTAAAAAACTCGCCTCCGTTGTGTGTCCTGTTATCTTCATTATCGAAAGTGTAGGAAAATTCATCAGATATAAATTCGTCGCAAATGAACGCCTGCAAGTGTGTGAACTCACTAATTGCCACTTCTCGAATACCCCACATTCCTTGCGCCTTGTATTGGGGTTCATCAATGAGCCTTCAATCATCTCATTAAATCCTACTAATCTACACACCTCCTTAATTATTTTGTTAAAGGTTACTTTTTTCAAAGGCGTAGGCATTCCTCGCTTTCTTATCATCTCTTTAATATGATGATGAAGCGGTATTACTACCTTTGCCCCCGATGTATTACGTGTTTTCTGAGGCTCAACCTCAATAAACTTACTATCAGGGTCAATTGTTGGCAACGCCATAACATCCGACACACGTAACCCCGTCCAAAGTCCTAAAATCATCAAATCTCGGGCATTTTCTAATTTCTTATCATTAGAGAAGTCAAACGCTACCAACTTTTCAATTTCTGTCTCTGAAAGTGCTACCGATATACTTTCCTCCTTTGTTTTTGTGAAGTTGTCTAAATCGTTAGTAATTGTATACCCCTTTTCTTTTGCCTTTCTTAACAATACCTTAATGCCCGAAACTAATTCACCTATTGTATTAGCTGAGTACTTTTTTTTATTCATACAAAATGCTACAAACTCATCATTCAGTTGAGCGTTATACTCATCAATTTTAATTCGCTTGTTAGAGTGATTTTCAAAATTAATCAAAGCATTACGTGATTGGTTGTAAATATAAATACGAGCCTTGCTGTATTCCTTGCCGGTATTCTTATTAATCGTCCCCTTGATAGAAGAAATGAAATCACTTGCAAAATCTGTGAAGTAATCAAATCCATTAGTTACCCTCTCGGGCTTGAATTTAGAGTCAAAAGCATTCTTTAATTTTTCTCTTGTTGTCTTCTCACCATTCAATTTATAATTATCAATGAGTGTAACAAGAAAGTCGTTGTACTGCATAATATGCGCGGCTATCTTTCGCAACCTTACACCGTCAGCACCCTTACGACTCTTTGGCATACGTGCATTAAAGTCCCAGTCATTAGGACTAATAACCTCCCCAGTAGAGTATTTAAATATTTTTTTTTCGTCAGCTATGTAATACTGAATGATAATTATTGTATCTTTGTCGCCGTTAGGCTCTTTGAGATAGAAAAACAT